TAAAACGCCGCATCACTGATCGCCGCAAACGCGGAACTGCCCAACGTCACCGTGTAGCCCGCGCCGCTGCCATCTACCGCCATCAACGTCGTTTGATTATCCGCCATCGAAACCGGCGTGGTCAGCACGTCAGACAGCGTGCCCAATTCCGTAAAGGTCCAGTCGTTGGCCACGCGGTAAAGCTTTTGCGCAACCACCGCATACAGCAAACCGTTGCTTGCGCGGTAAACCCCACGCCCCGCCCCGTTAGTCGGGGGGTTAGATAGGAGCCGCAGCCCCGGCGTGGGGTAGTAAGTGAACGGAACCGGCGCATCTTCCGGGTTTTGCTCGGCGTAAAGGTTGACGCTCCGCTGGCAGTTAGCAATTACGCTGCGAGCCGTGTATGCCCCGGACTTCAGCGCGATCCGCATCAGTTGATGCGATCAGAGAAGATGTTGTAACGCCGCCCCGGAGTGGGCACGCCAACCGGCATCATCAGGCGCGGCATCTGCACATTCGGCCCGCGAACCGCCGCCAGCGCAGCACGCGCCAGGCCATCAATTTGCGGGTCTTTGGGCAACTGATACATCGGACGCACACGCTGCGCACCGCACCAGCGCAAGGCGTTGACGTAGACAGGCGGCAAGGCAATGTCGGTTGTCAGGTCGGGGAAGTGCGAAAGGGGCTGTTTTAGCGTCAAGTGCAGTTCCCCGCCGCCAGCCTCAGGAACCGGCCACGGATAGATCACACCAAGCGGATACGCGGCATCATACCAATACCAGCCCGGCCAAGTGCCTACCGTCTTGACGGCAATTCGATTGTAGTCCTCGCGCGAGCCGATATCGACAAGCACGTAGTCTACAGGCTGGGCAGGCGCCAGCGTGGAGCGGTAGAAAGCCGCCTGCACCTGATCGGGGCGAGTGGTGTTGAAGTCGCCACCCGCCCCGATGGTGTAGGATTGCGCGCCGTTGGTCGCGACAAACACATCGACTAGATGATAGACAAGCCAGCGTTTTGTTGCCCACTCGTCTAGCATCATGTTGAGCGTGTCGAGCACGTCCGTATTGTCTTCGGCGCTCGGTGTTTGGCCAACGCCGTTAACCCCGGCATCCCTAAGGATAAGCTGGATCAATCGAACCGGGGTCACGGCGTTTGCTCAGTTCGCCAGCACGCGGCAGGCAAGCTGCGGACGGATCGTCTTGAAGCCGTAAAGCACGTCGATACGGCAGGGAAGCTGATCGTTGTTGATGTCATACTGACGGACAACGCGAAGGCTGATCCCTTCCTGCACTTTGCGCGCCGCGAAGTGAACACCATCCGGAAGGATGAGGTCAGCGGTTGCGAAGGTGAAGGCGTCCTTGTGGTAGGTCAACGCCTGCTGCGTGGTTGCCGACGCGGTGCCGACGAACACAAGCGGCTGATTGTCAGCGGCGGCGTTGGTGACGTTCTGGTATGGGCCAGTTGCCACAATCGACGGGCTGATGCTGATCGTGCCACCGCCGCCAGCGTAAGCCGCCGTGACAACGAACTGCTGCAAGATGCCGGTGTTGGCCTTGGTTTCCGGATGCACCCGGAACACGCCGCCGATGGTGAACACGTCTCCCGCGACCATGGCATTCGCGCCAGTGTCAACGATCAGGCTTGCGCCCTGCTGCGCAACCGCCGAGTTGGTCAGATACGCAGCGTTGCGGGCGCCGAAAGTAAACGACGGAAGCAAGGTGTTTTCAGCAAACTCAAACCCTGCGGTCTGGCCGATGACGCCTTCCTCATACTGCGTTTTGATCTTCTGCGAGGACTGAAACAAGCCCTTGAGGCTGTCCACAAGATCGACGTTGGACTGCGTGTCAAGCCGGGCCATATACATGCCAGCCGGCGCCAGGTTGTCGCGCAGAACCTTGCGGGCTTGCAGCATGTTGCGCAGGGTCTGCGCCGATCCCGAGCCGTTCACGGTGTTGTAAACGTCGCGGGTCATGCTGAAAGCGTCGGCCTCGATGTTCGCCGCCAGCACCGCCATTGCCGGTTCAAGAACCTGCTGCGAAAAGTCAAACACGTTCAACGCAAGCTGCGTGCTGGTGAAAACGGTATCGACATGCCGCTGCGTCGAAACGCTCAGGGTGGTGCTGGTTTCCTGCACGTCTTGCAGAGACAGCGCCGCGCCGGTCACGGTGGTGAACTGGTTTGGCAGGCGAATGCGCAGGGTAGAGCCAATCTTGGCGCCTTCCTGGGCAAACGAACTGTCATACGCGCGGTTGATGCTGCCCACGAAGTTCAACTTCTGGTGCAGGATTTCAAGCGCGGCATTGGTGATCATGTCTACGTTAAGCAAAGCATTGGGCATCGGAAGGCTCCATCATGGGAATGCGCTGTCATCGCGACAGTGCGAGGCTGCTTGCCTAAGGCAGCCGTGAATTGGTTAAGCGTCGCGGGCGCGCGCCTCAGCGGTTTCGCATGCCGTTCCGGAACCACTTGCGCCAAGCGTCCGGGTTGCTCTTGGCATCCGGCTCGCCACCCGTTTCCGTTCGGGCGGCAGAGATTGGCGTAATAGGCGGAGGCACTTTCGACACAGGCTTAGGAGCCGCTGGCCTTGCAGCCATCTTGGCGACTTCCACAGCCATCCGGGCAGGCGACAATCGAGCGAGGCGCATGGCTTCGTCCGGGTTCATCCCAAGGTCGTAGAAGACCCTGGCCCCATCCTCCTTGCCTAGCGCGGTCACGGCTTCCAGTAGCGCGGGCGGAGGTCCGCCGATGCTTTGGAAGTTTTGCACAGCGGAATCAAAGTCCTTGAACACGCTGGCGCCATGGTCTGCAACGTCATCACAGGCGGCGTTAAAGCGTGCCATCTCGATCTGCTGCGCCGCGATCCGCCCAACCTCCGAAGCCGGGACGTATCCGGCTGGGGCTTGGCTTTGCTGCGGTTCCGGCTGCTGTCCCTGCTGAATTTGGCGCAGGTAGGCAGTCAGTTGTTCCGTTTGTCGCCGTGCTTCATGCTTCTCCCGCGTCAACTCGTCAATGCGCTGCTGAAACCATGGCTTGCGCTTAGGTTCCTCTGGCGCGTCTTCGGTCTGCGTCTCTGCGGTGTCTGCCTGTTGCTCCTGCCCGGTATTGGGAGCGGTATCGGTTGCGGGCTGAGGCGCAGTTTCAACGGGGTCAACCGTCGCGCCCTGCGTGGCGCTTTCCAGTGATTCGCTCATGTGTTCCATGATGGTTTGATAGCCGCCCGGCTTACCCTGCCGGTTAGGGTAGGCACGTCAACGTTTGCCGAATGCCCCTTTAGGCACCTGCAACTTGTTCAACCGTTCAACGATGCCCGGCCCGTAGTGCCGCACCGCCTTGGCCGTCAGAACACCCTCGCCGAGGTCCATTGCAACGTGCCCATCGTCAGGGCCGTTCGGGTCAGGACCACGCAGCTTGTTCCGCGTCACAATGCCGCCGTGATACATGCCAGGCATTCCGGCGATTTCCGCTGATGGGCCAGCGGATGCGTTTTCATTGCCAGCGGCAGCGTTGGCATCGTTGCCCATTTGCTCGTTGCCGGTTGGCCCAAGCCCGTCAGACATGCCGCCAAATATGCCTGCACCGACAAACCCGCCGCCATCGCCGCCCTGTGTCGGCTGGTCAAAGCCGGCAAATGCCGGTTGTTCCATGGCTATCCGCGGTGCAACAGACTGGTCGTTAAACCCGCCAAGCCCATCGCCGCGCGGGATATCAATCGGAGCAACGCGCGGCGCGTTGAACTGCTGCGCCATGCCAATGCCGCGCGCGTTTATGTCCGTCATCCATGCCGGATACTGACGGGCTTGGCGCGCCGCACTCGATACGCCGGAACCAAACAGCCCGCTGTTTGTCTCCTGGCCAGTGAGCGGGTTAATCGCCATTCGCCATCATCCCTTGTTCAACCGGCGCAAACGCGGGCTGCATGGCTTGTTCCGCCATCGCGTGTTCGTGCATTAGCGGGACAATCGGTTGCCCCATCATCTGCGATACCATTTCACGGATAACCGGCTTAAACGCCTCGGGATCAATCTTGCCGACAGCCGCCATTCGCTGCGTTTCCGCTTCAAATTCCTTGCGCGCCAGGTCTTCGGACTGGTCTTTCAGCTTCTGCTGCGCTTCGGTCAAAGCCGTCTGCAACTGGCCAATTTCCGCTTGACCCTGTTGCGCAACCTGTTGGAATTCCTGTTGCATTTTCTGCATCTCAGGCGTCGGTCCACCAAGCGCGGATTGCGGCACCATGCGATGCAGCCGCTTGGCCAGCTTCTCACTGCCAGGGAAGTCCGCGCTTTCCGCCCACAAGTCGCCAACAACGGTCCACATTTCTTTATTCTGCGCCAGCATTTGCGAGAAAGCGTTGAACGCCTCCTGACGCTGCGTGCCGTAGGAAGGCCCAACGTCCGCAACCACGTCATACTTGCCCACGGCTGGGTTCAAGATCGCCGCCACCGTCTCGCTATCGAAGTCTTCGGCCTCAGGGTCTGCCAACTGCTGCGCCGCGTCCTTGCGATTTGGGTCAACCTCAATTCGCATCCGCTTGTCGTCGCGCCCGATGGCCTGGATAACCCGCTGCGTGTCGTAGACCTTCGGGATAAGGTCGATCATCATCCGCCCAAGGCACCGGATCATTAGAGCCTGATGGTCGATGAAGTGATACGTCGCGTTGTCGCCCTGCCGCTGCCGGGCGTTGATCGCCTTGCCGCTTGTTTCGTTGCTTGGCGCGCCCATGATCGCCTGATACTGGCCGGACGCCATCATCAGTTCTTGTTGCGCAACCTGCATACCCTCGATATGCCCCTGCGCAGCCCGTGGCGGCTCGATACGCTGTGGCGGGGCAACCGGAAGCCCATCGTCCCCAACGTCGTTCCACACCAGCACAGCGGCGTTTTTGACGTTAGCCTCAGACCATTGTGCCGCCGTCTCGCCCTCGCCCATAGCACGCGCGGTCACCAGCCAAGGCGATTTCGTCTGTAGCGCCACGCTCTCCACGCTGCCAGACGAGTGGTAATTATACATCTTTTGCGGATCAAGCAGCGCCCGCACATGGCCCTTCCGGTCCATCTGGCCCTGTATCACCGTCTCCTGGCCGACAAGCCGCGCAATCGGGATATACTTGCCCAGCCACGGCTTGCGCTCAATCACCGTGTCGCCGATGACTTTGCACCATTCCACGCGCTGGCTAACGATTGGCCGTTCGCGCATTTCCTGCCCCGATGCCATCGCAAGCGCGGTGATCTCATCATACGCGCCCGGCGGCAGGTCCGACTTCCGCATCGTCTGGCCGTCCGGCATCGCTATCAGCGTGTCCGGTTCTTCCGTGCGCCAGAAATACTCGCACACGCGAACGTGTTCTTTGCCGTTCCAGCCATCGCTGCCGTCAACCGGCGTGGCATCAAACGCCGTCTTGTATTTGCGGTATTTGGCTTCAGCTTCCTTGCGCGGCAAGTCCTCGAACACAAAGCCAAAGCGCGCGTCAGAACCGTCGTATTCCTGAATGTCCGGGTCTAGATAGACCGTTAGCGGATCAGCAACGCGCCGAATGAACAGGTCTTGATCAAAGCTGTCTTCGTCGCAGTAATCCACATGCAGCCGGACATACCCAATCCCGCCAAACACCGCCGTATACATCGCCGCCTCATAGGCCAACATCGCATTTGACTTATACTCGATGTGCCGGATCAGCCCCTCATACAGGTTAGCCGCCGCCTGCGTGGCCTCGCCGCCAACCGGGCGGATTTGGATGCCCACTTTGTTCTGTCGCGCATCGTTGATGATTTGTAGGCAATGCTGCTGCGTCTTGTTCACCGTCAGCATCGGCTTTTCGGAGCCCGTGGCATTCCGCGCACGCTGCACCGCATCGGGCCACTGCCACAGGTTGTAGGCGTCGCCATTGCCAAACTTCATATCGTCAATGAAGTGCTTGCGCGCCTGGCTTTCCCAGTCCTGGCAACGCTCAAAGTCCTGGCGAACCTTCTTCAATAGGTCTGCGTCGTTTAGGCGAGCCATGCAGAAGCCCCATGGACTGCCGGGCGAGCAATAGCTTTTGGCATTTGGCTCGCTTTCTTCTCACGTAGGGAAACGGCTAGGTATCGGAACGCATCAGCCGCGTGGCTCGCGTCATCGTGGAGCGGCTTGTCCGAAAACTGGCCACTCTCAGCATCTACGTCGTATCGGTATCGGCGCAGGGCATTCAGCCCATCCGCGCATTTCTCAGCGTCAAACCATACGTTGGCGAACAGCGTCCGCGCGGCGTTGATCCCGTTCGCCACGCTGGTTTTCGGCGTAATCCGAACCGTGAAGCCCGCCGCCCGCATTTGCTGGGCAATCGTGCGTTCACTGGCAAGCAATTCGTTGTTGGCATCGTGAGGCAACCAGTGATCGCCGTAGACATAGGGCCGCCCCTGCAATTCCTTCATGTAGTGCGGCAAAACCTCGCCGCGATTTTCGTAGAAGTCGATCACGCGGAACTCAAACCCCACGATCTGGGCAAACCAAATGCTTGTCTTGTCGGCTCGGCCCAAGTCCCAAAAAGTATGGACCGGCTTGTTTGGCTCATACGGCACGCGGGTAATACGCGCCCCATC